ATCACTCCAACAAGTAGTACTAGTAAAATTTTAGTAAATGTAAATATGGGCAATTTTAATAATCAAGTCGCTGACAAACCAGCAGCAATTAATATTGTAAGAGGTTCAACCAATGTTCTTGTTGGTGATGATGAAACTGGTAGCGAATGTACTGCCATGACTACTCCAAGAGCAACGAGTGGTGCTGGTGCACATATACAATTACCATTTTCTTATTCTGTTTTAGACAGCCCTAACACTACATCTGCGACAACTTACAAACTTCAAGTTTTTACTACTGATGGGGGAACTGTAAGTATTAATAGACCCGGAACAAGAGATTCAGCATCAGGTAATACAGCTAGTACATTAATTCTTATGGAGGTGTCAGCATGATTACTTCCATGTATAATCTAATTAAAAACTAACTATGGGATTAGACCACGAAGCCATACGCAAAGCTTATCCAAACGCTGTAACGATTGATGATGGCACTGGAGCGTTTGATGCAAGCGGTAATTCCGTTTCTCTTGACCAAACAAAAATAAATGAAGCTAGAGCTACTTTAGATGCTGAGGCTGCTGCGATACTCTATCAAAAACAAAGAACTGGTGAAGCTGGCACAACAGATACTATTTACGCTTCTATAGGCGATCAGTTGGATATGCAATTCAAAGATGCTGTTAATGGTACGACAACATGGAAAGATCACGTTGCAGCAGTAAAAGCTAAATATCCTAAGCCATGAGTACATTAAAAGTTAACGCTATAACTGAAACTGATGGTTCAGCCTTTCCTTTTGGAAAAATTTTACAAGCGGAACAGGAAGTCAAAACAGGTCTTTCAAGTACAACGAGTCTTAGTTTTGTTGATTTATTAAGTGTTTCTGTTACTCCTTCAAGTACTTCCAGTAAATTTCTTTTGATGTATAAAGTTCCCATGTCTGTAGCTGTCAATGGCTACTCTGGTATGCTTCGCCTTACTAGAGATTCAACCGCTATTTATATAGGTGATGCTTACAACAGTAATATTAGAGCTTCAAGTCAAGCGATAGGAACTACAAGTAATGGAAGTTATAGGGCTTATGATTTAAACGGAGTTTTTATAGATTCGCCTTCAACAACTTCAGCAATTACATATAAAGTTCAATTTAAAAATGATTATAGCGGTTTTACTGTTTATGTTGGAAGAAATTTACAAGGTTCTACAGAAGCTCTTTATGCAACTTATCCTCATAGTTTAGTAGTCATGGAGATAGGATAATGAGTCAACTTAAAGTTAATTCAATCGTTCCTGTCGGTGGTCTGCCAAGTGGTTCTAATGGTGGAATTATTCAAATCGTAAGTGCTTCAAAAACTGATACCTCTTCTTTTTTTACAGCTACAGGTACGACAGCAAGTTTAGAAAGTATTTTTCCAATTTCAATTACTCCTTCAACTTCTTCAGCAAAAGTTTTAATTAGATTTTTATTGACAGTAGGTTTAAATACTAATGCTACTGTTACTGCTGATTTGTGTCGAAAAATTGGTAGTGGTTCTGAAACAATTGTAATAGTTGGTGATGCGGATGGAAGTAGAAGTAGGATAACATTTGGATCTCCAACAATTAATGCTCACAATGTAAGTACTTTAAATGTTGAATTTATTGACAGTCCAGCCACAACAAGTGCTTGTAAATACTATCTTAAATTAGGTCACATGAGCGGAGATTCAAGAGACTTTTTTTTAAATAGATCAAACGTAGATAGTAATGACGCTTCTTATGCTAGAGGTATTTCTTACGCTACAGCAATGGAAGTAACAGTTTAATGGCAATCGCACCTGGGACATATAACATAACGATCCAAAGGAGATCAGATCATGTAGAAAATATCAGACTGACTGATAATAATGGAACAGCTATAAATCTCACAGGTTTTACTGTTGCTGCACAGGTTTGGAACGATGACAGGTCAACAAAGTTTGCTGATTGGACAGTAGCTTATACAAATAGAACTAATGGTGAATTTAGTATTACATTAAGTTCAACACAAACTACAACATTCACTCCAAACTTATTAGCTTACGATGTATTAGTAGTTAATGGATCAGGACTTAAAGAATATTATTTAGAGGGTAAAATATTTATGAGTGAGGGTTATACAACAACATGAGCCAAATCAACATTACAACCAATAAGAATACCGTTACTGTTAACGGTGAGACAAGGGTTGTTACGGTGGCAACTCAAGGTACTCAAGGAGCAAGTGCAGATTTTACATTAGATTCAACTGATAAAGTTGATGGATCTGTTATTTACTATGACTCTAGTTCTGCTACATTTAAGGCAGATGCAACTACTACTAAACTTACACTTGTTAATGGAGGAAATTTCTAGGCTATGTCTAACACTATAAGAATTAAAAAGAGAGCAGCAAGTGGATCGGCTGGCGCACCCTCAAGTTTACATCCTTCAGAGTTAGCTTATAACGAAAACGACAATAAACTCTATTATGGTTTTGGTGATAATGGTTCTACACCACCTTCTGCAAGTTCAATAATTGTAATTGGTGGAGCTGGAGGGTTTTTTAATAAAACAGATAGTAGAACTGCAAACACAATATTAGCTGCACCTAATGGAAGTAATGGAGCACCTACATTTAGAAGTTTGGTTGCTGCTGATATTCCTTCTATTGCTCATACCAAAATTAGTGATTTTGATACTGGAGTACAGGCAAATAGAGTTGACCAGTTAGCAAGTGCAACTAACCCTGTAAGTGGAGTCACACCTACTGCTGATGCTCACTTCACAACGAAAGGTTATGTAGATGGAGTCGCACAAGGACTTGATATAAAAGAAGCTGCAAGAGTTGCTACCACTGCAAATATTACTCTTTCTGGAACGCAAACTATTGATGGTGTTTCTGTAGTTGCTGATAATAGAGTGCTTGTAAAAAATCAAAGTACCGCAAGTCAGAATGGACTGTATCTTTGTAAAGCAAGTACATGGGAAAGAACTTCTGATTTAGCTACTGGTGCTGATGCTTCTTCTGTCTTTGTATTTATAAGCGAAGGTAGTACACAAGCAGATCAAGGGTTTGTCTGTACAACTGATAAAGGTTCTGCTGTTGTTGGTACTAATAACTTAGCTTTTACACAATTTAGTGGTGGTGGAAACTTAACTGCTGGTGATGGTCTTGATAAGTCTGGTAATGAGTTTAGTGTTGATCTTAAGTCAAATGGTGGACTTGTTATTGAGTCAACTGAACTTGCTCTAAAGCTTGATGCCAGTTCTATAACAGGAACTTTAGCTATCGGAGATGGGGGCACAGGAAGTACCTCTGCATCAGGTGCGAGATCAAATCTTGGGTTAGTCATTGGAACAAATGTACAAGCTTTTGATGCACAATTATCTGATATTGCAGGCCTTACACCTTCTGATGGTAATTTTATTGTTGGAGATGGATCAAACTTTGTACTTGAAAGTGGATCTACTGCAAGAGCTTCTCTTGGATTAGCAATCGGTTCTAATGTTCAAGCTTATGATGCTGATTTAGATAACTTATCTGGTTGTCAATCTGGAGGATCTGCTGCGTTAGCTGCTTTGACTGCCACAGAGATACAGATTCTTGATGGAGCGACTGTTTCTACAGCAGAATTAAATATTCTTGATGGTGTTACCGCAACTGCATCTGAACTTAATATTTTAGATGGAGTGACCGCCACTGCTTCAGAGTTAAATATTTTAGATGGAGTAACTGCAACAGCGACAGAACTAAACATCATGGATGGTAATACATCTGCCAGTTCTACAACTCTTGCTACAGGAGATCGTATGGTTATGAATGATGCTGGTACGATGAAACAGGTTGCACTATCTGACCTTGTAACATTTTTAGAAGATGGATCTACCTCTGGCTTTGATGTCGAGGGTGGCACTTTTTAAACCATAGGAGGTAAAGTCCAATGGCAAATGTCATCAAGCTAAAGCGAGGTACAAGCACACCTACAACGAGTAATATTGTTGATGGTGAAGTTGCAATAGATAAGTCAGCAAAAAAATTCTTTTTAAATGACGGTGGCACAATAAAAGAAATTGGCGGTATTCCTGACAGTTCCGTAACGTCTGCAAAAATAGCTGATGGAGCTATAGTCAATGCTGATATCAACGCAAGTGCAGCGATAGCAGGGTCAAAAATCTCACCAGCCTTTACATCAGATATAACAGGAACAGGAAATCTTACTCTTACATCAACTGACAGTGGAAGTTCTGCTGCTCCAGAATTAGAACTTTATAGAAATAGTTCATCTCCAGCAGATGCAGATTATTTAGGCCAGCTTAAGTTTACTGGTGAGAGTGATGACGGCAGCAAAGAAGTTTATGCAAAAATTACAGGAAAAATTAGTGATGCCAGTTCTGGTACAGAAGATGGAATTATTGAAGTTGCACATAGAAAAGCTGGCTCAAATGTAATTACAGCAAGATTTACAAGCACATCTTTAAAACTTATAAATGGAACAGAACTTGAAGCGGAAGGCGGAGCAACTATAACAGGAACTTGTACGGCTACCACTTTTAGTGGGTCAGGTGCATCTTTAACAAGTTTGCCAGCAAGTCAACTTACTGGAACTTTACCAGCTATTGATGGATCAAACCTTACAGGAATATCGGCTGGTGCTACAGGCGGTGGATCGGATGAAATATTTTACGAAAATGGTCAAAATGTAACGACTAATTATACTATTACTAATGGCAAAAATGCTATGGCTGCTAGTCCTATTACCATCAACAACGGTGTTACTGTTACTGTTGGCTCAGGAGAAACCCTTACTATTGTTTAATTTATGAAAGAAATTATTGAAAAGCAAATTCTTGAATGGCAACAGGAAATAATAAATCAAAGACAATATATTCTTAGACTTGAAGGTGGTGTCCAAGCATATCAATTGCTATTAAAAGAAATTGAAAAACCAAAAGAGGTAAAAGAAAGCATAAAAAAGTAGCAGGTAATTTATTCAAGACATGTCCTGTCTGTGGTACAAGTTTTAATACTATGGAGCAGAGAAGAATTTATTGCAGTAAAGCGTGTAAGACCAGATCAAGTCGTAGTAACAAAACCTTGAAAAGCATTTGAAATCCATTAGTATATAACTTTAATTTTTTTTAATTAAATGCTCAAAAAAGTATTAACAATAGCTGCTGCATCAGCACTATCAACACCTGCATTTGCTGGTTTTTATGTAAATGTAGAGAACAATGGTTCTTACACAGGAAAAGACTATAACGGTTCTGGAACTGACCTACATCTTGGTTATGAGAATGGTAATGCCTTTGGTAGTTACTACATTCAAGGTGGTGCGTATTTAAACAATCCTGATAATGGCGATTCAGATACTAACTTTTCTGGTAAAGTTGGTGGTTCTGTAACAGCTTCAGACAAGGTAGATGTTTACGGTGAGTTTTCTATCGTTACAGATACAACTAATTCTTATGGAACGAAGCTTGGTTTGAAGTACAAGTTCTAAGTATGTAACTTAAAGTAAATAGAGGTGTGCTTACACACACTGCTGTGACTACTAACATATAGATAGGCATAGCGACTGCACCTCTAACCATACTCTTCATGGAATACCCAGAAATAGATTTACCTGATACAATCAATATTCTCAATCCTCCTACAACAATTTTTTATCCGCCCCTAGTAGACGTTCCATATTTAGATCCTCTTCTACTTCCAAGCCTGGAACAGGTAGAGTCGGGGTTGGCAGATCAGGAAGAGACTTCTGAAGAAGAAAAGGAAGAAGGCGAGGAAGTGCAAGGTATAAACCCAGAGAAGATACCACTAAACCTCCCACAAAACCTAGAAAATACTTCATTAGAAACTGTAGCTACATTCAATGTACCGTTTTTTGGTGAATTTCCAATCCCAGCACCAGAAGTTATTGCAAGTTCTGTTGTAGCTGCTGGTACAGCTTCAGTTGTTACCGTAGCTGGTGGTATTGCTGCACAAGCTGTAGTAGCACAGATAAAGAAAATATTCAAGAAGATATTTACTAAGGTTCTGAAAAAGGAGGTTGCTTCTTTGAAGAAAAAATCTGAGGGTTAGCTTTTACATAACTTCTTATATTTATTACATCACTACAAAGACCAGCAAATTGTGATTTAGGATTAATCATATAACCGCTTGCGTGGAGTTGTGAACACTTCAAAACTCTCACTAACTGCTTATCATGCACTTGCTTGCTTAACTCTTCTTTGGCTAACTCTAGCTTTACTTTTGCTAAATCAGAACATGTTTGGTTAGTAGTTCCTAGAGGTACCATAAAGCTCATCTGGACTCCCCAACCTTCGTTTATACCGTAAGTATCATCACCTTGAGCATCATTACCTGTGTAGAAAGGAGTTACAGCCATAGTAGGTTGACTGCAAACCAAGTTTCCAAACTGTTGTTTACCTGTCATTCCATTATTAATATTCATATTCTGATTAATTATTGATGAATTACCTACAGCATTAGGTGATGCTATAACATCTGTCTCACCCTCTGCTAAAACTGAGCTACTGACTAAAGACGCTGAGAGAAGTAATAACGCTAGTAGTTGTGATCGAATCATTCTGTGTAATTTTTTCAACCATTTGGCTTGCTGCTCTAGTTGTAACAGACAAAGACCAATCGCTAGTAACAGTTTTTGGGGTGAATATTGCATCTGAATCAGTGATACCACCACTAGAAGCACTTGTAACCTCTATATTTGAAGCTTCCCAAGTATTTATAGCAGCACCATATTTTTCAGTTACTATACTGCGCGTTATTGTCTGTGTTGTATTTTCTGTCCTGTTACTTGAACCAGTAGTCCAGGTAGGAACTGCACCATTGGCAAACACTGGACTAGATAAAAACAAACTTAATAGTAATACTTTCTTCATTTAATACCTACATTACTATCTTTATTATCAACTATTTTTGGAGCGTTATTTTTCTTTTTACCTACCTGCAATCCAAAAGAAGCAAGACTCCCACTAAAAATTGAAGCTATGAAAGTTGGATCGAAGTCTACTATCTTCTGTCCATTAGGAGGTTCATAGTAGCTCAAACTAAGCATGGTTGCTGACCATACTAAGACTGCAATCTTAACAATGGTTTCAACACGATTACTGTCTTTTTCTTCTTGATCTTCCATATAAGAAAACTACCTAATTTGTGTGAGGATGGTTTTAAGGTAGTTATATTGCAAATTTAGCAAAAATTGATATGTTTGGAAAGAAACACATAAAAACATGGAAAATAAATTTATTATTTTTGAAGAAGAACCACCTATAGAATTACAGCTTAGTACAGAAATGAGATGTAGAGAAATTGTAAAATGTGATGATATTAATTATTTAAAAAATTATTGTATAGGTCTTATTAAAAATAATGCAAAACGAGATGCTGTTTTTGCAACTACTTTAGGTGAACTAGCAGAAGCACATGTTACTATTGCAAAACAAGAGCAAGAACAATTATTTCATTGGTGGGTATTAAAAAGAATAATAAAAGACACAATGATTTCAATAGCCTTATTTTTTATTATTCCTGTTAATAAATTTTTAATTTTTATTAGGAATAAAACCATTAAATGATCCTATTGGTTCATCAGATATTGCTTCATATGTAATCCATTTAAAACCACATTTGCATGTTCTTATTCTACGGATGGCATTTATATTTAAAATATGATTTTTTTCTACGATAATATTTTTTGTAAC